AATACAAAATCATGGCCTATATTGTTAAAAGAAGTAAGGAGCATAGTAGCATATGGCTTGGCAGGTCTTCCTATATTTTGATTGGCCCAATACACCTGTGAACTACTCCACCCAGTTACCTGAATAACGTAGTTTACAAATGCTAACCTTACATCGCTGAACGCCACAATTAACCTTCCAATACTTTTAATACAATATATTTATGATGATTTATCACATTATTATGCCATGGAGCATGACCAACTACTTCATATCTATCACCAAATAATGCTGCTTGATCTGGCTTCATATCCCCCTTATTTACAACCTGCAAAACTGCTCTAGTATATAAACGAAAAGAATCTTTGCCGTCTCTCCTTCCCTCTGGTAATGTCTCAAGATCACTTGGTCTGACAGGTTGTATAGATGCACTAATTATAAATGAAGACTCAGCCCCATTTACTTTATATCCACCTGTGACAGCAGTGCCAGAGTAGCGATAGATCGTGACTGGTTGACGAAAAGACATAACTAAACCCTTTTTTCTTTTGCAGCCTTCCTTTTATCTTCTTCCTGTATTACTCTATCAATACGCCTGATTACTTTTTCAAGCCTGTTAACATTGCGAATAGCAAAGCCCACAAGTTTATATTGAAGAGTACGTTCTTTACTCTTACCTTGCTCTTCGGTAAGCTGCTTTTTGATAGTCTCGATATTCTTTAACACCTCATTCATTTAAGTACCTCCACGTGTTGAATGGATTGTATTAACTGACCTTTGTCAATCAATGGTTTAGTGGATCCTTTTTTACGAATAGTAGCTGGCTTCAAAGGAACAAAAGGACCCTGTCTTATTTTCCTTTGCATCATGCCTTGTACAACTGTACCCATTCGCTTTAAAGATATATCAACGGTGGATTTACCACCAGTTATTTTCGATATTTCGAGCTGCTGCATTTTAATAATCCTGGATCTATTATCATCTGTAGTTGCTCTTACAAAAGAACGTTCAGGAATATTTTTATTAGGTGCCCCGAATTCATGTACTGCTCCGATAGCAACAAGCTCACTCATTTCTGTGATACCAGTATCAGGGTTAGGTTCAACACTACCTTCTTGAGGCAAGCCCACCTTTGTATGTGAACCCTTCATTTTTCTTATCTCAGCTATAATTTTCCCCCAGCCAAGATCTACTTCTCTAACTTTTGCACTCACTATATTTGCCTTGTTCTTGGTAAAAAGAAGCATGACTTTTGTAAATTCCATAGCTCAACGCCCCATGAAGTCTGCGCAAGATAGGGGTCAATTTGATTTGAATCATTGGACTCAAGCCCATAGCTTCTTGCAAGATCACCTTCTTTTTCACTTTTAATAGAACCAGCGGCTGCAATACTGCCACCATCTTCATTTCGTTGATTTAAGGCAATCCAGTGTGCTGCAAGAAGGAATATAGCCTTATTGCGATGTGGATCATCACTACAATAAGAGCTGCCAGTTTCTTCTTCTGCATACTGTATCCAAGTAGCAATTTCAGGAAGAGCTGCAAAAGCTGAGGCTCTAAGCTGCATATATTCAAGGGGCGTTGGCATATGGTACTCCGTTATTTTTTAGAATTCATTGCCGGAATTGACGTATGTCCTTTTGTGCCGTCCAATTCTTCTTTTTTACCCGTGATACCCCCATCAAAATCAGATCCATCACCATTTGGTGCAGATTTACTTTCAGGAGATAGATCACTTCCTTCTTGAGCAGCAATTGAATCCATCCTTGAATCTACTGCTTCTTGGATACCTTTACGGCCATCATTTTCTTTGATAGCCCTCAATAAATAACCGTCACCCATTTCAGCAATAACTTCTTTTGCTTCAACAACCGTCATTCCTGCAATTTCACCCACCATCTTTTGGGCGCGAGCCTTGATATCATTTGCAGAGTCTGCTGCATTGCTAGTAGGAGTTTCATACTTTTTACCTACTACCATGTTGCCACAGCTGATTTCTGATTTAAAGGCCTTTGTTCCTTCAACAATTTTCATTTCCTCATCGGAAAGAGTATTCATGCCCGGGAAAAACTTTATTCCACGAATAACCGTGATGCACATTCTTTTTCTGTGAACTGTTATCATTACTGTCTCCTTATAAAAAGTGGGCCAGCCGGGCTATACGTAGGCACGAACCGGCCAGCCCTTAACAAAGGGTTAAATTCCGTCGATCTGTACAACAGATAACGGATAGTAAATATTAAATCCTGCATTACGTGAATGCGTAGGAACAATAAATGCCAGGTTACGCTCCTGAGCTGCGAATTGTTCAAAAAGTACTGGAATCTCAAATGTGAGATGGTCAGGGCTTCTTCGATAGCAAAGCATAAGATTCGCTGAGCCAGTCCCAGTACGCGGGTTAGGAGTAACTGTCTTAAGCTCATTAATGGGCATAAAGGCTACACCCGGATGAACTCTCTTCAGAAACTCAAGGATGGTAGTATCGCTGACAGCTGAACGAGGAGTTGAGGCGATATGACTGTATTCAAGCTGCGGAAGCAGAACAGTATCAATTACTTCTACCCCATTTGTAAGATCAGGGACGGAATTGATGGCGTCATTTACATCCTGTATGATTTCGTCTGCAGTAGCAGTAGAAATCCAGCTGCCATTTGTAGCTGCAGACTTCGTAGTATTCGGATGATAAAGGATACCGGTAAGTCCCGCCCAATCTGCACTTCCATCTGCAAACCAACCGATCCGGTTTGTCATCTGGTCATTTGATCTACGAGCGGCAGCGGCACGCATTCCATTGATATTTCTGCGAGCCATCTGAGCGGAACGAACTTCCTGTATGGACCAGCCATAGGATCCGCCGAGCGATTGCACGATAATGGAGAACTGTTTTCCCTTTACATCTGAACGCGGCAGATCATCTGCATAATCCGAGATGAATTTCATCAGCCCAACGCTGTCGAACTGATCATAGGTAATGGTCTCCGCCCCCGGACCAGCCTCGGTGCTCACTGGAAAAACAGACGTGGCAAGCAGGCTCGGGTACTTCACATCATAAGTCTGGGACTTGATGTGCTCAAGTTGACGTTTGAAAAAGACGACTTCGTCTGCGTCAAGGTTGATAATGTTTCCTACCAAAGGTGGCATGTCGTGCTCCCTTCTGAAAGTTACAAGTTGATCATTTTAAATAATTTACACATTACACTTTATAATTTCCCTACTAAGGGAGGTTAAGTTCAAGAATAGCCAGTCCAGCCGCCGACAAGGCTGAACGAACTTTTATTGGAAGAGAAGCCAAAGAAGTGGCATTGCCAGAGTCTGCATCATTCCTGAATTGTCCTACAAGCTCAGTCGCACCCCCCGCAGCATGGCGAATAAAAAGTACATCAATATCAGGATCGAAAGCAGTTTCCATCTGTACATAGATGGCTCCTTTACGAAGGATATTTGCGACACCATTTGCAGGATACTGTACAGGATCCGTGCTTCCAGGTAATCCACCCTCAAGAGCATGAGAATGCTGGACAACTCCCATAAGTGAATTAACATCAAGGGATTGAGTTGCAGTACCAGTAGCTTGTCCTGCCCCACCAGTAACAGCTTCAGTTACAACTGCGGGTGCATCAGTAACCTTAATAATAAATGTTCTGTTGTTTACATCTTCTGTATCCAATGAAGCAGAGGCTACAGAAGAAAGACCTTTAATGGCTGCAAGAACAAGATCCATGGTGTTATCATGGTCTACAGCAAAAACAACGGGAGCGGTTGCAACCCCATTTACAGTTATCACAATTGAATTGCTGGCAACAAAGTCGCCATCAAAAACAAGGGTGCTAACATTTGCTTCAGGAAGTTGAGCTTGGGCCGGCTTATTACCTACAATGATAGCACCACGGCCAATTGGCAAAGCTTCCAGAGCAATCATACTTTCCGTATGCTTAACTCTGGAATCTGCCAGCATACCTAGCATTGCAGATACCTGGTTAATTGGATAAGCTGTTTGAGACATCATTATCTCCTTTTTGTAAATAGTTAATTATTCAATTACTAATTATTCCATAATAAAATATCGAGGCCAGTTATTTTTACTTGTACTGGTCAGGGATATTTTCATACGCCTTGGTGATCCGTTCCTCGCTGTCATTTTTTGCTTTGTCAACGGGATCCGTAGTATCGTTGTCCATCCGATTACCGGATTTTTTACGATTGTTCGAAGCAGCATCCGGATCAAAATCAAGGCCCTCAACAACCGCATCAAATCTTGCGTTGATATAGACCTCGTCTTTATCATCAAGCTTTGCATTAGGAGAACGATTGAGAATGACTGCCTTTCTTACATCAAGATCACTCATATCATCAATCTTAATTTTGTCTTCTTTGATATCTTTTTCAAGAACATCATTTGCAACCTTCAAAAGAGAAAGACGACCGGCTACCCCATCGCTAATCTCTTTTTGAATATCACGCTTCTCGAGTGAATCTACCTTTTCAGTAGCTTCGTCGAGCTTTGCCTGAGCTGCAGTGACGCTGTCATTTGCAGTTTTGACCTCTTTTTTAAGAGAATCGATATTAGCATCAAGAGAAGTAATATGGTTTATCACTTCCTGAGCTGCTTCATAATCGATCCCACCAATTTTAAACTTCGGCATGGATAGCTCCTTTCCTTTGTTTATACAATCCATTCCACCATCTTCTTTATACTCAAATCCATCGAGATGCTCAACATCTACTGAATCAAGATTAAGTTTAAGATCACTGCCACCCCTTGCTCTATCGCAAATGGCTACATGATTATATTTCCTGCCGATTTGTACTGCATCAAATCTTTCTCCTTTATAAATTCCCTCTTGCAATACAAGCGAGCATTTGTATCCAGGAGAAAGTTGCTGACGTCCAGTCTCCACATTTACAATTGCATCTTCATCAGTTATCGCAAGACTTGTGACTAAATAATCTTCATCTCGTCGATTATTTTCACCAGTCATTCCAACCTTGCGGCGCTTTACCGTGGTCTTGTTTAAAAGCACCTCAGCAGGGTGTCTATCAGTAATAGGCTGTAGAACCAAGGTTGCCATGCTATCTTTATTGAATAACGTTTCTGATGGTACAAGTTCTTTACGAATAGTGCCATTTGGCAAAAGATAGCTGAGTATACCAACCTTTGCTATAGCAGCATCCCCTTTAAGATATCCTTCATCAGACCTTTTCATGCTGCCTTTACGAACAACAAAATCGCATCGATCAACTACAATAGTATTAGTATCATTATACTCTACGTCTATCGTAGTATCAGCGTCAAGTCTCACGTTTAATTTAGGCATTTATATACTCCTTATATAATTATTACACCTTCAATAATAGCAGTCATACTTGATAAAGATGATAAATCATCTTGTACCCATAATTCCATATCTGCATCTTTTGGTAGCAATATTGCTCCATTCATTCTTGAAAAAGTAAGCCTGCATCTGAATAAAAGGAGGCATATATTTTCCTTTGTAAAATAAGAAAGGCCCACCCCCAGCAGTGTAAAGTACTGAGAACGGGCCTCCTGTGTAACCTTATCACATAACCATCTCCAAAGGACGCAGGTGCAACCGCACGTATTATAGTATAATTATAATATATGGCCAAACTATTGTAAACTGCAAATAGCATATTTACAACTTTCTCTGTACAAATGCATCAAGGGTACCAATTCCACCCATATTGCAATTAAGTTCAACGACAATCTTGCCAGTAAACTCAGGCTCTTCTTCCAGTTTACGAGTAACAATATCTTGAATAGTAAACAGGGCTTCTTCTGTTCTTTGCTCACGTCGCTCTTTTTTACTCATCGTAAACCTGCCTCTTTCAATTCTTTCTTTGTATAAAGATCCTCAAGCATAGGCTCTGGGGTACATCTACATTGGTAATCCTGTCCTGGGTGCTTATTTATTCCATTGATACTTGAGCGCTGTATCCATCTTTTACCATCTCTGCTCAATACTACTGTAGCATCGTCCCATCTGCAGATCCTTCCATTCATATTTTTATGGGACTGGCGCACTCTTTCATCGTAGGAAGATCTCCAAGTATATCTTCCTACGCCAATTTCCTCTTGTCTAAGCTGGGTAAGCTGACCATTCATCTTTGCTACCTGATCCCTTGCAATGAGCTTAGCCCTAGTAGCAGATTTCTTAAATCTACCAGGCTCAAGTTTACTTTTGCTAAGAATCTCTTTACGAATGCTCTCTATTCTCATACCTCTTTGAAAACCATCAGTTATAACCTGGTTTACATTTGCAACAGTCTGTGTAGAAATATCCTTTATTAACCCTACATTCTGTTTTGCAAAACTTTTAATCTGGTCAACTAGCCACGGCTCTTGAGTAAATAGATCAACTCCCATTACAGATATCATAGTCTTGCGCCACTGAGTATTATTCCATTCACTAGTCTTTTGCCCTATGTTAAGAGCCAATGACTCTATATCTTTGATGGTATCATCTATATTCAATGCCAGTTGATTGATAAGCAGCTCAAGATCATCTGGCCATGCATCGGTCTTAGTCCCTGCCTGAATTGGCTTTTGTACATAGGCCTTTTGTGCAAGGGATTCCAGCTGTGGATCCACTATGCTGCGATACAATCTTTCCCATTCTTTTACAAATAGTAAAATTCTATTTGTATAGAGTAAAGTAATTCCTGATGGATGCTGCATTGGCCTAGGTTTTTTAGTCGCAGCCCTTCGAGCCAGGGTTTTAGACTTCATTCGTGAGAAGCGAAGCTGGTTACCAATTATAGGATCCTTTGGCATATTATTCTCCAGTCCACAAAGTTGGAATTGGACGCCTAGCATCATCTACATGTAGAAAAGATGGGTATACACCAATGCCCATAAACCCAACTTGCCTTGCAAGAATGATGAACTCTACTTTTGATAGTCTTTTTTCCCATGTTCTCATGCCAATATCAAAAGCTCCACCTTTCCAGTTTGTAGATAGACCTATTCTTTGATAAGAGGGAAGATGAATAGAGCCCTGCTTACCTCCTACCTTTTTATTATGTTTTGTACATCTGCATGCACTATTGATGTATATAGGAATTCCCGCTACAATTCTCAAGGCGTACAGTCGATCTACTGACTTTTGTAATGGGAGCTTACCGCAGCATGGACAGGCCAGCTCTTCATCGCTGAAATATTCAGTTGTTCTCATTCATTAACCTCATTTCCTTCATCAGGGTCACGATTTTGTTCATCATCTTCAGAGCTCGGCATTCCCCCTTCCACTCCTTCTTCTTTATTCTCTGCAAACCAATCGCCTGCATCTATTATCTGCTGAAGTTGATCTTTGTAGGCCTCAGGCAGCACAAGTTCCCTGCTGTATGAATCACCACCAAATCGAGACATGAGAATAATTTCTGGCGGCAGTCCCATACCAGCATATATTTCATCTCTTTCAGAAACAAGCTTGCGCATCTTCTCATCTTCTTCTTCAGTAGGCTGCCAAAGAGGATTAAAGACCAAGCCCCAAGATTCAAGTTCTTTCCCTTTTGTAGGTCCTCTTTTAGAGAGCATTATATACTTTGTAAGCCTCTCACATTGACGAAGTATTTCATCCTCTTGCTTGGCTACAATATCATCATAGTAGAGACGAATATTCCCAGATGCTTGCCCACCAATACCCTTAGTCTGATCACCAATAAGCTTTACCCTTGGGTAACCTGATACAGAAGAAAGAATATCGATTGAAAGACTCAACAACTTTTCAAGTCCGGCAGTAGCAGTGGCACTATGACGCTCATACTCTTCATTCTTATCCATTACAAGAGTATTCATTATATGCTTGACCATATCAAGGGCCTTCATTCGATTTCGAATCTTATCATCACCACCTGGCTGCGACAGCATCTGCTGCAAATTAGGTACCTTTAATACACCAAGAACAAAGTCAGTTAACAAATGTTCAGTTCCAGCAAGCCCATCGCAAAGACCACGAAGACGGGTGAATACGCCCTGCATAACTGAATCACCCCATGACTGATTTATTCGTCTTTCTACAAGAGGTAATAGTTCACCATCAAAGCGTAATATCCTCGAGGCATGAACACGGAATCTTTCAGCAGTAGACTGATTTATCAGCTCATACCATTCAGGCATTCCATAATTTGGCTTCATCGGATCATTATAAAGATCCGTAGATACCCATTGTATAGACCATCGTTCGTAAACCTCTAGATAGTCTATGCTCTGGATTTGGTCAGGGTTAACTGGCTCCTCGAATTCTTTGCCGTCATTGATACCCATCAAGATAACTGAGCCCCCGAATAATCTGGCCCAGATAAGTGCCTCTTTAAACTTACTCTTTGCAGATATATCATTCATGACCTGAATAATGCTGTTAGAGGGATCGCCTTCAATAGTAAACCATTCCCGAACCATATCGTTTGCTGCCATGGTAACAATCTTTTTGCCTAATCCCTCAGATCGAAATATATCGAGCAGCTGCTGACGATCGAGAATATTCGACATACCCATGGTGGTATGAACCCTTTTATCATATGCAGACATTCCAAGACCTGTTATGACATTCATCCATGAATCTGAATGCTGTTCACGGAGTATTTTAACCTCGCTGATGAGCTCATCTTTTTTCATCTTTGTAAGAGTTCTGACCGTGTTCTTACTTCCATTCATTTGTTAACCTCCTTTTAAAGTCTCGCAAGTACGTCGAAGTCCACGAAGTCCTCGCCGAATTCGCTGAATATTCCATATCGTTCTGCATCTGATCTGTGATCATCTACTTTCTTTGGCTCGTCCTCTCCTCGCTCTTGTGCCTTTGGGTCCCATACATAGCTATACTTTTCCCCAATGAGTCCTGGACAAGATGTGCAAATTGCGTAGTCCCCAACCTTAAGCATGCCTGACACACGCCTAATTCCTGGACACACGTCATTAGATGCTTCGGCAATGGACATGACACCATCTCTTGTAAGCTGCAATTGTAAACTTTCTGCGCTGGGGTCGAGGTAGGTCTTATATAGTACCGTTTGCCAATGAGGGCCGAGGTACTCTTTGTGAAAATCGATAAAATCTGCGCTAAGTTCTGCGTCAGTCTTTTGCCGTTCCTTCTGCTTTGGATCCCAATAATACTCTCGCTCTGCCCAGACCTTAGGCTTGGTGGACATATTAACTCCAAAGAGAATGAAAGCTGTCGGAGAGGATGTTGCATAGTCTACTCCTGTCATATAGTAATCTGCTTTAGGATGCTTAGTAATGGTGTGCTCATCATCATCAAAGAAATCATATATTGCACCCTCTGCAGCACACCATAGACCAAGGATAAATCTTTTATACCATAGGCCAACGTAGTTCTTTTTAATTGCTTCGACATATCTTTTAGATAATGTAGTATTGTGATCAAGGTTAAAGTGGAATACGTTAAGGTCCAGATCATTTACTCTATTGATATAGTCTCTTTTTAGGAAATGATTCATTGCCCCTGGATTTGTTGTTCCAAAGAATTGAGACTCGTCAAAGCTTAGTCGAGAATCGAGCATCTTGAAAAAGCTCTCTGGCCAAAGAGAAATTTCATCCCCATATGCCTTTCGCACAGATGATCCGCGGATCTTACCCTCAGACCGTTCGTCATTAGCTCCTATAAGATGCACTATCGTATCCCAGATCCTTAGCTCCTGTCCTACAAGCTGAGCATCTGAGCCTACTAAATCCAGAACTGGGTTGACTACGTTTCGCTTGAGCGATGAAAAAGTCTTCCCTACCATTATATCTATTGCATCTGATGGTAAATGACTTCTATCTTCTGCAATTGATCTTATAAACTTATAATTGAATCCAACTGTTTTCCCAGATCGTACGGCACCCTCTGCTATATTCAATCTACTAGTGGCACGATGGAATGCCCACTTTTGTCTCTTTGTTAATATAATAGGGCTTATCAATCGTTTATTCATTATCCATTTCCTCGAGTTCTTCATCTGTAGCAGCGGTCATAGCTTCAAGGGCCTCGAGTATCTTCCCCTTATTATTCTTTCTTGGATTGGTACCATCGATCGTCCATTCATCTGGTACCTTATTCACAAGCCAGAATTTCTGTGCAGTAACATTGCCCTCGATGTGCTTCAATGTAACGGTCTTAGATGTATAGCATCCGCCAACATTTCCTTCTTTATCTTTCTTTGGTAAATTGTCCCCAGATGAATTAGTCTCAGACTGTTCATAAAAAGAATATCCTCTTGCTCTTTTAAATAGTGCCTTTACTACCTCAGCATTATTTATATCCCCCGCATACTTACAGTGCATTTGCAAAGTAGGATCTTCTTTAAACCAAATATCTGTTATTGTCGGGAGAGGTACATTCATAAGTAAAGAAGCGGCTGCCATATCTAGGCCAGAGCCTAAGTGATCTAAGAGCTCTTCCCTGCGTTGAGGTGTCAGGGCTATTTCTATTGCGTTTCCATCATTTGCAAGGGAATGCCTGGTCTCATTTTTTACTCTGTCGCGACAATACAATAGGAAATACGGCGTCAGCTCAAGAATTCGATCCTTAAACTTTGCCATGGTTCTATATCTTATACTACCTGTCTCTTATACACATCTCCGAGCCCACGAGACTAGGCATGATCTCGTATGCCGTCTTCTGCTTGAAAAAAAAAA